CGCCGGGCGGGTGGCGCCGGCGGCCACCAGCGCGACCTGGCCGGCCCCGGATGCGACGCGCGCTCGCGGCACCGGGTAGCCGGGCACGTTGACCGCGAGCACGCCCACCATCTCCAGGCGACCGCCCACCCCGCGCCAGTCGCCGGACGGCGGCGCGGCCATCAGCTTCGCCAGATCCGTCTCGGACAGCTCGGGGCGGACCCGGCCGGCCACCCAGATGCCGTGCCGGTCCTCCCCGGCGGCCACGTCGGCGGCCACGGTGCCCGTGTTGTCGTAGTGGCTGGTCGTCTCGTCCACGCTCGCGGAGAGGCTGGCGTGGCCCGTGTTCATGGTCAGGTGTCCCACGCCCACGGTGCGTACGGTGTCGCCGTCGGCCGCGCGCAGAGCGCCCGTGTTGAAGTAGGCGTAGTCGCTGGGGCTCTTCGGCGGCGGCGTGCAGCGCTTGGACACGCCGATGTGGCACGTGTTCCAGGTGGCGATGTGGCCGTAGATCCGACCGTCATCGCCGAAGGTCAGCGGCGTGGGCTCGCTCAGGCCGGGGTCGGTGAACCACTCGACCGGCGGGAGGTCGGCGAGCCCCTTCTTCTTCAGGAACGCGGGCTTCGCCTTCTTCTTCGTGCCGTCGGCGCTCTCGTCTGCCTCGTCGGCGCCACCGTCCGCGGCGTCCTCGGGATCGTCGGCCGCCGTCTTCTTCTTCTTGGCGTTCTTCAGGAACGCGGGCGGCAGCGCCATCTCGCCGGCCAGGCACGGGCTGCACTCGTCGCCGTACTCCGGCAGCGCGATCGACGCGGTGACCGCCTGGATGCCGCGCTGGAGCAGGTACGCCGCGAGCCCTTCCGGCGTGCGCTGGTCCTCCGGCACCTCGTCGTCGGCCGCGATGGTCGGGCGCTCGCCGTCGATCTCCACGTAGGCGTCCGGGAAGGCCGGGATGGCGCACAGCGTGGTGGCCGCGATCTTCGCGTTCGAGACGGTCACCCGGTGGGACTCACTGCCGTCTTCGGCGTAGGTCACGTCGTCGGTGAAGTCGCCCTCGGACAGGTCCACCGAGTTGCCGGTGAGGTAGCCGCGCTTGGCGTAGCTTCCGCCCTTGGACTCGGCATCCACCTCACCGCGGCCCTGCCACACGAAGGTGCCCTTCGGCAGCGGCTCGCCGGTCTGCTTCGAGATGAACTCCTCGCCGGGAATCTTCCACAGTTCGTCGATCTTGCCGACGACCTCCGCCCCCGAGTGGCCGCCCTGGCCCGTGTTGACCGTCTGGGCGTAGACGCTCAGCGGCGGCTGGCGGAACTCGATGGTGCCCGGCTCCAGGTAGCGCCCGTCCGCGGTCTCCATGCCTTCCACGGCGAGGCACGGCCAGTACGCCGGCAGCCCCTGGGTAGCGGCCTCGCGGTCCTTCGTGGCTTCGGCCATCTCGGTCACTCCTTCGGTGGCGTAGACGCTGTCGTTCGCGATCAGCGGGTAATCGAAGTGCTGTCCGCCCAGTGCGAGCCGGATCGCGGAGAACGAGGCTTCTCCGTCGGCCGTCGGCAGCACGCCCGGATCCAGGTCGAACCCGGCGGTGATGTGCGGGAGGTACGGCTCGTGCTGCTCGGGGTAGAGCGCGCCCAGCACGTCGGCAGCGAGCCCGGCGGCGCGACTGGCCAGCATGTCGAGCTGGTCGTCCTCGTCACCATCGTGGTCGCCGGGCTGGAGCGCGGTCACCGTGGCCGGCTTGAAGGCGCCGGTGGACCCGCCGTCGCGGTTCCAGATGGCCGTACCGAGGATGCGCACCGACAGCGGCCCGCGGTTGAGCGCGAGCGCGGCCACCTCGCTCTTCAGCGTGTCGACCATGACCGGCGGGAGGGCCGTCACGTCGTCACCGAGGAAGCACAGCGTGCAGTGCATCTCGCCGACCGGGTCGCCGCCGGAAACCGTGTAGCGGCCCGGGTCGTCCGGGATGAGGGCGATCATGCCGCCGGTCTGCTCGTCAGCCACGGCATGCCTCCATCAGGTGCCAGGTGCCGCCGGTGCGCATGTCGTCCGACCGCGCGGCGTTCTCGTTGAAGAAGAGGCCGGAGGGGTTGAGCACGCACAGCGAAGCGCGCATCGGCGTGATGCCGTCGAACCCACCTTCGCTGGTGATCTCGGTGACGACAGCCGCGCGGCACTGGCTGGTGTACTCGCCGCCGGGCGTGCCGTAGCTGACGTAGTGGACCATGTCGCCGATCTTCATGCTTCCTCCCAACGTCCGTTGCGCACGAAGCCGTGGCGGCCACAGGAGCACAGGATCGACGGCTCGACGTGAAGTGGATCAAGTGAGTGCAGCGTCCACCTCGCACCCGAACTGCTGCCCGGTTCGCCGAAGGTCACCGTCCCTGCGCACGGCTCACCGACGGGAATGTGGTTCCCGCCGGCCGCGGGATGGACGTGGAAGAACCCGGCCTTCTCGACTTCGCCAGCCCGGAAGATCCGCGCGAAGTGGCCGTCACCCATATCGATCGCACCTTCGCCCAGGAGGTCGAGCAGGTAGTCCGTGTCGCTCACCGGGGTGCCCTTCGCTCGATCCAAGCTCGCTGGACCTCGACGATACGGTCCCGCTCCGCGGTGGTGCGCTGGCTCCACGTGCCCGTCCGGCCGGCCGCTTCGTCGAGCCCGGCCAGCACCCGATCGGCGTGCGCTGACGGCGAATCCGGGAGGTCGGCCATCCTCGCGATGTTGTCGGCATCGTCCAGCGCCCAGGCGTAGACGGTGTCGCACATGCAGCCGGAGTGGTCGCCCGGCTTCAGGTGCGTGCCCACCCACTCGTAGCCCGGCGGCGCGGCGAGGGCGGCATCATCGAAGCCCTCGAACTTCCGGCCGGCCAGCGCGTAGTGGGGCTCGAAGGTGTTCGCCCGCGGGGTGATGCCGTAGCGCCAGGTGAACCCGATCCGCTCCGCGTGGGTGTCGACGGCGCGGAGCAGGTCGCCACCGAGGGCGATCCCGCCCGGCCCGGCGTGCGGTCCGCCGATCTCGGCCAGAGCCTCACGGATGTCTCCCGGCAGGATCACCGAGTCCGGCACCTCGCCGCGGAGCTGGTCGCCGTGGCGGCCGTACATGGCGTCGGTGGCGCGCGAGCGGAGCGTGCCTTCGAGCTTCTTCCAGGCCGCGGGGATGCGGTCGGTCATGGCCTGGGTGAGCGCGGCGACCGCGGTGAGCGGCAGACCGACCATGCCGGCGACCGTCTTCACCGAGGCCTTGATGGTGGCCGCCGACCACTGGGCGAACTTGCTGGCCAGGTAGGAGAAGGCCAGCGTGAGCAGCACGTCTTCAGTGAGCCCCAGCTCGGTGACGCGCACCTGGCCCAGCGTCCGGCCGGCCAGCGCGGGCGGCACGTCCTTCAGCTCCGCGGCCAGCGCGGTGAACTTCCGGCCCTGCACCTGGGCCTTGATCTTGGCGCCGGCCTTCTCCAGGGCCCGCTGAAGGTCAGCTTCGGCGGTCGCCCGGATGCGCTCGATGAGGTCGTGATCGAGGTCGGCCAGCCGATCGCCCGTGATGATCTTTACTGAATCGAGTACTCCCTGCGGATCTGCCGCACTCGCGACCCTGGCGCCGGGCGGTGCCGCCTGGGGAGTTCCCTGGGGCGGCGCGGCCTGACCTGGGCCGACCTGCTTGACCGGCGCGGAGGTGATGACCGGCGGCGTGCCGGGCGCGGCGGGCGGCTGGATCGGGTTGCCGTTGGCGTCCAGGATGCGATCGTTGTTCGGGATGATCGCCTTCACCCCGAGCAGTTCCGCGGCGATCTGGGTCAGCGTGTTCGGGTCCGGCCGCGTCGCCTTGATCATCATGATCTGCTGGAGGTCTTCTTCCTGCGGTGCGTCGTCCTCGCCGAAGCCCTTCGCCGTGCGGTAGGCCTTGAAGCTGATGGCACCCCGGTCCATCGCCTGGTCAGCGTCCTGCGAGCGGTTCGCGTTCTCCGTCAGGTTGCCCGCGGCGTACCACAGCCGGACGCTCTTGGCCTCCTCCTTGGTCAGCCCGTAGCCGCCGTCGTCCACCGACAGCATCAGCATGCGGCGGAACCAGGAGTTCGTCAGCGAGTCGACGATCAGCCGGCACGTGGGCTCCAGGTGGTTCTTGAAGG